CCCGGGGTTGAGGGGGAATTGCGACACGGTAAATGACGTCGTGCCGTTCACGGCCTGAATGAGCTCACGATGCACAATCCTGGTTCGGTCGAAAGTGGCACGGACGAACAAGGGCTTGCCGGACCGCTGGGTGGTGGCGAAAGCGGCTGGCGCGGCACTTTGGTTGAACGCTCCTGACAAACCGGCTCGCGCAGCGCGGGGGCGAGTGGTTCGGCGCTCAACGGCGACGCCGACTGGGACGCGCCTCGCTGTGACCACACGCATTCTACGACCTGTGTTGGCGCCGCCGATGGTGGCAATCACTGCACCAGGGGCTGGGAGGTTGCGGCGACGAGGCTGTCTGCGACCGGGACCCGGATTGGGCTCGACTCCCTCTTCGGTGAGATCGGCCACCCACCCGCCCGGTCCGAAGTACGACGGATCATCACAGTCTGGGGGCAGGGGGTGGTCACGGAAGGCGTGGCCGGAATCACGGTCCATAAGGATGGCAAGGGCTGGACTGTCGATGATAGTGCCGACGTCTTTGATCGTGGCCAGCCGGGCTTCGAGAGTCTCCTGCAGTGACTGGTCCCAACCATAAACGCTCCAAAGGTGGGCCCACGTCTCACAGGTCGGCTCGCCAGTGTGCTGCAAGCTGAGCTTCCACTCCTGGTCTTTGGGGGCGATCGACTTGCGGCCTTCAGTGACCCTCAACACGGCATCGAGGTATGCGCACAAGGGCGGACATGCCGAGGCGGCGGGGCGCATGGACAAGGCAGCTCCACGCGCGATCTCGGCAGCCTTGGTGGGGTTCTCAGCGCGGACGCTATACTGCAGCTTACCAATCGTCTTACCAACCATGTTGACGAAATTCCATCCGGTGGTGGTATGGGTGAGTCGGCAGCTGAGGAACTCGATCTCGTGCCAGTGGGCAACGTGCTTGACCGTGGCCGGGAACCCAAGTTTAGCGAGACCTCGCGAGAAGTCGATGGGGCTGCCGTTGTATAGGACGACTCCGTCGTCCCCACCGGCAAAGAACTTGGCCCGAACGTCTCGCACACCACACTCACGCTCGCGACAGAACACGTAGGTGAGGAGGGCGGCGTTGAGGACGGTGTTGAACAGAGTCGTCCAAGGGTCGCCTGAGTTCCTAACATAGGGAGTGACGAACTTGACACCCTCTCGGGAGACGCCA